TCACCAACCAATCAAGAATATTCCACAACTCTGTTTTCTCAACTACCCGCCCCGGCTCGCTTTTGCCGTCCTCAAACCGTATTTCACGTTGCAGCGCCTGGTTGACACGCTTTCATCATGATCTGGCCGATAATAGTCTCACCGGTCTCGGAAGTAAAAAACTTCTCAAGCTCTTTTTGGATGTTTGCCATTTTAAATATCCGGATATTGTAGAGTACCCACCGCTGCTTGTGGTCTGACATCCGCTGTTGATTGTGCTCCAGTATTAGCTGTCCCGCCAGCAACCGCAGCAAGTGATGTATACATATCTGCTCCCATAACTCTATCCTCATAAGTGTCTGAAAAACAAACCCCAAGATTTCTACCACCTTGGTAAGTCGTATTTGGAACATCTGCCATCGTATCAGCACCGGATGTCGTATAATATCTTCCGTCATCACCTGCATCCCAATTATATACCATATGATTATGTGAATGAGTATGTGACGGACCTGTATGAGTATGCGCTTTTAAATTCGCCCATGTTTCACCGGCATTAGTGCCACCGTTGGCATTATAAAGCCCCGTCCCACCCTTTAACGCAAGCACTCTATCCGTCACGGTTGCATCAATCGTCCATCCGTCATCGGTAGTGTTTCGGTAAACCCATATTTTAAAAGATGCACTACCATGCAGTACCGCCAACCATGCGGCATTCGCGTCGTTTCTGATTTTCAACCGATTTTTAACTGTATCCCACCACTGTAAACCAGCCTCGGTATTTGATGGTGCCGCAGCCCCGGAATTAGTTGATCGTAATGTAGCAAAGTTTGCCTCAATATTCGCCATATCGGTTACAGCAACATGATCCGATTGATAACAATTCGCGGTATATGTTTGGCTCATTGAATTACCTCGTTTAATATTTCATCAATCACGCCTTGAGCAAGACTACGAATAAGTTCTTTTTTTTGTTCTATCGCTATTAACTTCTTAAACTTTGGCTTGATTTTATCCTTTAACTCAGCAGCGGTTCTGCACTGAAATGTTTTTCCTGAAATTAATACATCCCCGTTATCACGTAAAGCGTTTACTGTCACTGTGTAAACCCCATCATTTTCTTCCGTTACCTGCTGCAATTGTATTGTGATTGCCATTATTGTGGTCCTTCATATGCAAGCATATTTAATTCTTTCAAGTATAAATTAGAATCTAATGTCGGATCTACTATTGTTACTGAAACTGTGATATATCTCGCCTTAATCTCCGCGCTTAATAATTCAAAATAAGTTATATGCTCCCAACTGTCCTCCGCTGCCTCCTTATAATATAATATAGATGTTAACCTACTTGCCTCTGTTGGACTAAAAAGTTGAGACCAGCTTTTTGTAAGAAGATCATCCTTATAAACCCATGTGTCTGTGGCATATACCCCTGCCCAAGTCGTCGCAGAGCTTACAAACCCTAATCTGAAATCTCCCCATATTCGTACCTTCACAATCGAATTTAAATCATAAACAGGTGATATCCAATAACCCGATAACCAATCTATATGGGTGCCTTTTAAGGCGTCTTCTCCATCATACGTAACTTGTTCAGAATTTTCAAAAGCCCCTGTGGAAAAATCCCAAGCCCATGATCCATAAGTTGCAAGCTCGCTGTATCCGGGAGGGACAAAGACTTCAACTGTTGCTGACACTGGAGTGGCTGAATAAAATCCTGAATTATTCTTTGCCGCTGCCCAAAATGTATGAACACCAGGTCTAACACCATTCAAACGCAATGAAATATTCTTATTAAAAGAAATGAAAATACCACCCACCCAAGTAGTTCCCAATCGAATTTCATAACCCTCAATATCAGGCCCAGTCAATGGGGTACCGTAAATAGTTACCGAATCACCATTAGCAATAGCAATAATGGCAGATAAACTTTCAGGAGCATCAGTTACCCCAACGATTGTATCAGACACCGTTGTACAAGAATCAAAATCCTCTTTTAAACCAAAAATTGAAACTGATCTGATTTTACAGTGATAGGTTTCACCTTCCTCAACCGGATCAACTGAATAATTTGTATCACATCTGGTCATGTAACGCCATTCACCACTACCTATTTTTAGCCAAATCTCAGCATAATCCCACCAGGGATAATCGGTTGCTGCAGGAGCATCAAAATCAATATTCCACCGTGTAAATGATCGGTTACGATAATAATAAACTTCCTCTTCACGGCTAACATTTATAACTGCAAAAACAGCATCAAGAGGACCGGGCAAATCGGTATCATCATAATCGTGTGCGGTTAAATTATAAATATCGTCATATAGGGTTGCCGCTTCTTCCACAAATGTCAATGAAACGGTGTGATCGCCATTTATAGGGCAGCTTAACACCCGAAGCACCTTATCAGTCCACCCTGGCATCGTATGATCAAAATACACCAAATCAAGCGGTTCTAATGCCATACAACGACTGGTTCCCGTGAACGAAACTTGCTTATTTAATCGTAAACGCTCAAGCCAATAATTAGACATTTTTTGAACCAACGCAGGTTCACTCAAACCCAAAACACTAATTGCTTGTTCTCTAACATCTCCTTCTACCGCAATTGCTGTTGCCGACGAGGTAATGATATCATCAGCTTTATATTTCTTCTCACTGCTAAGATGGGTCGCTCTAATTGCATTAGGTCTCGCTCCGGTATCAGGTTGAGAAATCTCTAATGATGAAAACGTTTCATCCGACCTAATAACATCCGACTCACCCAAACTCATTACGATAGATTCATAATTCATATCCAAAAATCTAATTTTCAATAGATTTGCCGACTGAATTATATCGCCCCTGAAATTAGCAAATATCAATTCCAGATTATCTGATACTGCTTGATTATCACCGATTGGCATATTGCAAGTCCAACCCTTATCATCACAATAATCAATAGTAGTAGATAAACAGGGGATATCAATTCGAGAAGAACTGATCCCTATACCACCACGTTGAGATGATCTGGTAATAAAATCATAAGCACACAAAGCTGGATTATTCGTATACTCCGTAACAGTGGTGACGGGATTAAAAATTTTAGTGCCTTGAATAACGGCTGTCACTTCAGGTTCGGAATTAAATTTATCAGGGTCATACTTTAACCGGACCATCAAATAAGAAGTATATCTTAAGGTTTGGTCCCACTTGGCCGTAGCAGTTTCAAGAGTTGTGCAAATACTTTGATCAGAAGCCCCATTAAAAAATTCTATATAAGCTGAATCGCCATACTCAGTAAACAACTTATCATCCAAATAAACCAAAGGTGGATTGGTACTCGGAAGTTCTGTTCCTGTTGTTGAATAAACAGTATCATCTTCGCGCACAAGCCCACTTATTGGGCCCTCACCCAACTCGCATATCATGTAAAGATACGGATTAGTAACATGTATAAAAGTTTTATTGACCCCAACTTTAAATTTACCATAAAGAATTGGAAGCGGTTCTCGGCTGGATCTTGTATTCAACTGGTAGGCTGTTTTTGCCGCCTTTATCTTACCAGTTTTTGCCGTAACATCAGCAATAATTTTACCAGCCAAAAAAAGTCCAAATTGTATAGCTACTGCCGCACCAACCTGGGGCATTAATCAACCCTCCGTGCCATAATCGGACGATTCCACTTATCAAGATTAAACAATTGCACACCTCGTCGAATGAACGAAGCCACAGCCATACCATTACCAACATAAACAGCGGGAAACATACCCCATTTGTGTTTTTGAAACACTACTAATAAATCACCCATAGACGGATACTTTGTACTTACCGGCTTGCCTATCTTACGAAAACTTCTTAACATCGTGATCTGGGCTTTTTTAATATCATTGGCAACAAGGTCATTGTAGTTTAATGCATTGATACCATCAACCTCATCAGGCAAGGGCTTACCAATATCTTGCATAAAATTAACAACGAGTTCAATACAACCGTAATCCTTAAATGGCTTTCCAATATATTTTGATGTCACTGTTGCAAGATTCATTATTTTTTACCGTACCCCTTTACGCCCCACCAAAGTTTTTGATCTTCAACGGCAGCAATATATTTACGCCCACCAAAATTATTATAGTTGCTAAGGTCAGAGCATCGTTTCGGACTCTGATCACACCATGTTTCGGCACCGGCATAAGTGCATTCAGCCCCGGTAAAACTCCACGGGCATGAAGGAGTAGGAAGTCTTAATGCTTTCTTACGCCACAACATAAACTCTGTTGATAAAGTAAAATTTGCCACCCGTTCATTGAGGGTATAGCCAGTAATATACCCGTTAAAAAAAACAGGGGGAGATCCAATCAAACTATAATATTCGCCGCCCCCTTCAAATGTAACTTCTCCATCTTCCCAGACAACATCCCCATCCTCAAACTCAACCCCACCAGTGGCAGATTCTCCACCCGCAACAACGGGATACTCTTTTGAATACATAATGTATCGAATGATAACCGGATCCATCGCCACATCTTCAGCCAACACGATAGCAGACATCCACAAAGCAGCATTACCAAACTCCATACCTACTTTATCAACTGAAAATCCAGCCCCTTGACGAACATTAGAAACTTTTAACCCTTGATCACTTTGATAAACGTTACCAGCATAAACGAGATCAACGTCACAATCGGTGAAATAATAAGTCGTATCCATCTGCATTTCTACAAGCCAAAAAGCTCGTGCCTCTATTGCAGCTAATGCAGTGACTATATCAGGATCGAATGATCTCATTAATTTCCTGCGAGCCCCTTCAATTCAATTCCAAAATTAAACAATATTGTTGTAAAAAGTTCTTTTGATAATTTATCATAAGCAAAACGGCAATTAATTCTCAGCTTCCCAGAAAAATCACAACTTATCGCTGTCCCTAATGTCGGAGCAGTCACAAAATCAACCCTGTCCGCACTACCATCACCACCACCAGTTAAAATAACATAATCAGTTGTTAAAGTTTGTGTCGCACCATCAACATAAATAACCTGTGAAGACGTAGACTTTCCTGGTATATCAAAAACTTCCGTAACTCCATCTCCAGTTCCAATATAAAGATCATCATAACTTGTCAATATTGACATATCGGGAGCAGGATCAAAAAAATAAAATGACTCAAAAGACCCTTTGCGAGCCATAAAAAAATCCCAAATCGTTTGAGCATCAGCAGCAGACTTACCCTTCAATTGAAAACTCACATTAAAACGAGGATATAAAGACTTCTGCCTTCTTTGCTCTGCCCCACTATCGGTTATATGAATCAGAGTATCCCAAACAGGTTCAATAATAATTGGGTATGCTAAAGCAACAGTTTCGGGAAAAGTCGCCATTTACAAATTCTCCATAATCGCTTTTCTAAGTGATCCATTGTCAGCTAAATTTTCAGCGGCTAATAACGGAACTGCTCCGCTTCTTCTCGCAAGTTCAACAAAACTCGCTGCATCATTGGCAGTTATATTATACACAGTAATATTATTAACTCCGCCGCCACCACCACCTAATTTTTTATCTGGAATAACCGTTTCATTTGGATGGAATTCATAAGATTTGCCAGAAGACATTCCGAAGCCCCGAACTGGCTCCCCAATATGACCACCACTATCAAACCCATAACCCCCACCTTGACCACCCCTTATTGTACTACCGCCACTGCCGCCAGTACTCATACCACCTAAAGCCCCCGATATAAAATCCCAAGCTTGCGACAACATACCCCCACCTTTCATATCCTGACCAAATATCCATTGGGTCATCATCTGCCCCATAATATCGGCCCAAGCCCGTTGCATGGAGTCAAGAAATGAAGTAAAATAATCTTTAAAACTGCTTAACTTCCCTTTCATTTGATCATAAAAAATATTACTAAAATTTTCCTGCATCGCACCAGCAGTTCGTTGTGTTAATTCAATCATCATAAAAGATGATTTCTTGTTTTCTTCTTCCCACAATCTTAAAGTTTCCGCTTTTTCTTCAGCCATCCTGGTTGCCGCTTGAACTTCTTCAGTATTGTAAGTTGCCCAAAGATCGGTTAAAACAGGTACTACTCTTTTATTTGATTCAAGTAATATTTCATTTACTCTATTAGCATCACGTTCCAATGCTGCTGCCTGTCGAAATCGATTCATTTCAAAAGCATCAGCCCCTGAATAAGATGGTTTTTGTTTATCAACAATGCCATTTTCTATTTTATCTCCACCAAACCCCCCGCCTGTTGTAATCCCTGTACCACCAGATTCGCCTTTTTGCTTCCAGG